CTCTATAATCTTTTTCCATACCACCAAGGTCCATGATTCCACCTTCGGCTTTACCTATTCTACCACCCATAGCCATGGCTGACATATCTTTAGTATCCATTCTTCCTAGATAAGGATACTTAACTCTTAGTGCTTTTAATTTTGCACCTGTTTCATCTTGAAATGCTTCTTGTACTTCTGCTCTAATACCATCTATATCTAATGATTCACCACGGTCCATAATTTGAGATGTAACATCTTTTGGATCTCCTAATAATCTTCTGCCTATTTCAAATATAGTTAGACCACCTCCAAATTTTTTAATATCAAAATCTGGTCCTAAAGGATTAATCTCACCTAAAGATGTTGGAACGTATTCCATAATTTTAGATTTTAAACTTCCTAATGCAGTTTTAGGTGCTATTTTTTCTGGTTGAAATACATCGCCTGGTAATAAATCTCTTGTTTCATCTTGAATAAAAGTAGATTTACCTAAATCTTTATCTACAGCCTTTTGTAAAGCCGCGTCTTTTTGATCTGCAAAATATTTTCCTAGTCCACCCGTGTCTTGCATGGGACTACTAAAGTATTTTCCAAATCCTTGACCACCTCCAGGAACTTGAAACGCTCCTTTAAATGAACCTGCTTTAAATGGATTGCCTTGTAAATTTTTCATACCACCACCAATACCTCTAGATAATTGACCCATACCATAATTCATTAATCCTGATTTAAGTGATGAACCTATTCTACCTGTTTGATCAAACGATCCAAGACCTGACATAACACCTGCAGCTAGAGGGTTAAACGGTGCAATAAAAGGTGCAGCTTTAACTGCTAGACTTGATAATTCATTTGGTACAACTTTTCTAAAAAATTTTTTTAGTTTACTTCCAATACCATATTTACGTCTACCATCCACACCCATGATACCACCAAAAGCAGCCATCTGTCTGTCAGGTAATACTGGTCCTGTAGGTTTTGGTTGAAAAGGATTAACTGGTTTAGTTGGATCTTGTGGCAATGGTTGACCGCCTGACATTTGTCCTTCGGCCATAGCTTGTTCTATAAACTGTTGCATAGACATAGGTTCCATTCCCATCTCTATCATTTCATCAACGTACTGTTCATACGCATCTTCTAATTGAGCCATCATCATTTGTTGCTCTTCTTCAGGAGATTTAGGACCTTCACTACCACTATATTTTATAGAGGGTGCGCTAGTCTGTAATTCTTCTGAAATATCAATATCTGTTATTGCCATGGTTTTGCCACTTTACTTTGTTTTTGAGAACAAATCAAGAGGTGGCATGATAACTTTTACGTCTTGTGCCATTTCTTCTGCTTTGTACCCTTTAATTTCCCAGTCTTTTCTTTCCTTAAAAATTTCTCCGGTTTCTTTGTGTCTGTAAGTTTCTTCTACTTTAGCGTCATATACTTTCATTATCCTGTTACCTCTTTTTTGATGTTTAAATAACTAATAGCTACATCAAACGAATCTGAGCTGCTTGATTGTACTGTAAAAGTTTTACCACCTTCTACTATTAGCGGTTGTGTTAATAATTCTGTTGTAACATTTGCTGTCAATGCTGCTGATTTTATAGCTGTAATACTGTTGTTTGTAATAGTCACACTTGGTGTACCAGCTGATGTAACAAGTATAGACTTTATAACATAAGTTTCACTGACCAAGGGATTACCAGACCCTAATGGTGTAAGAGCACCACCTGTTGTGCTATTATCTATACCTACAAACTTATATTGATTTACTACTGCCATTAATCTAAAAAGAAACTTCTAGCTTCTATCTCTTGTTTTAATTCTTGTTGAAACGTACTATTTAATTTTTCAAGAACAGCATCTAAGTCTCTAACTAAAGACTGTGCTACGTCTTCTTCATACTCTGGACTTGCTCTAGTTAGTGTTTGTACTATTTTTGCCATTATACTGTGTAATAATTTTGTATTCTTGCTTCAATTTCTTTTCTAACATCTTCAGGTTGATTTTGTAAAAATCTTGAAAAAAAATTATCATTAGTATCATCAATAGTTCTCTCAGTAACTACGTCCATAATACCTCCACCACCTTCTCCATCTCTTAATGTTATTTCACTTTCAGTAAGTGGTCTTCCGTAAGCGTTAACACTTCCAGCCATTCTTTCTTTCATGTATTTGTCATAATCATCTTTTCCATAACCATAACCATATTTACCTGCTACGTTGTCCATAAAATAATTTTTATTTTTGTTATAGCCTAATTCACCTACAAAATTTCCTACTGTGTTCATAAACATTCCACCTGGTACACCTAAAGGAATATTAACTTTTTCATAAGGTTGATCTAAAAAATCTACTCTTTGTTGTTCATAAGGTCTAAGAGTTAAATTGTCTATGTCACCTGGGTTAATAAATCCAGGTTTTATACCACTTGGTCTTAGTGGATTATTATCTACTCCAGTGTTTCTAAATATAGTTTCGTATTGATTGTATTCTTGTGTATCACTAGCTCTGTTATCTGATCCACTAGCTCCTTCACTTTTACCACTAGAATCAAAACCTTGTCCTGCGTTACTATTATCTTGAAAACTTGCTTGCGATCCGACGTTTCCTTGACCACCAGCACTTTTTTTAGATTGTTCACTATCACTTCTATATGCAGCATCACCACGATAACCTGGTCTTGAACCGTCTAAAGATTTAGCAACTCTTTGACCTTGTGCATACATCATTCTCTTATCGATCATTATCGTCTTCCTCCAGAATGTATATCTAACCTAAAAGTCCCTAATTTCCAACTAGTATTCACTGCTGTGTTAGATATTGTAAGAGCTATAGCTCTTGCTCTTGCTCGTGTATCAACTTTTGTTGTACTGCTTGCTACTGTAAAAGGTCCAAGAGATGAACTAGAAGCTGTGTCATTTGGATAATCTCTTAAATCTAGTTGTATAATAGCATCTCCTTCTTGAGATATAAAATCAGGAATAATTCTACTAACTCTCATAATGTTCTCTCCATCTCCTCTAAGATCAGCCATGTTTGTAGCTGCTCCTCTTACAACTTTTTGCGTAATATCATAATCACCAGATGTAATGTTAGCCGGTATAGCAGAAGTTGCTCCTGCTTTTACTTGATTAACTCCTGTTTCATGTTCAAAATAAATTGTTGTACCATCCGTGTTTCCTTGCACATCAAAAGAAGTATCTGTATCTGGATCGTATTGAGTTCCATGAGGTAAACCAAATACAGCAGAGTCTTCCCAGGTAGTTCTAGAAAATAAAGTACTTGCATTATTAAACCATATAGGTCGTTTAGCAGTTGAATCTAAATAACTATACATAACTGCTCTATTAACACTGTTAGATGTAGAAGATGGATAAAACCATGTAACTTCACCAAACAAATTATTTATACCAGCATAAACTAATTGATTAGATGTAGTGTTAAGATCATCATAAACATAATCTTCAACTAAACAATCCATAGATTCTAGTTTACCGGTGTATCTAAAAAAACCATTATCAGACATCCAATAAGCTGCACCATCAACTTCCACAGCTGCGTTCATACCAATTAATCCACAGTTAGTACCAACTTGTTCAAAAGCAAATGTAAAAGGAGTTCCAACAAATCTCATGGTAAATAAAGAAGTGTCTGTCCAAACGTAAATTGCATTTCTACCTAATTTACTACCCATGATCCGTGATCCAGCAGCCAGTCTTTGTGTACCAGCAGTATTTTCTGCTGTAGGTGTATAGTCATTAATATTTTCTTGAGAAGAAAATCTTATAAACATATCATCTTGTGTAGTTTTATCACCTATAGTTGTTTCTGTTCCAAAAAATACTAAGTGACGGTCAGGTGTTGACACTAACATATCACGTGACGCTGTAGGTGCACCGGTTATAATAGTTGCTCTCGTTGCTGTTGCATTTGATGCATCACCATCCCATTGAAAACATTCTCCGTTATGTATTAATGCTATTAATGTTGATCCTAAGTTGTCCAAGGACCATAGACCAGGGTCTAACACTGAATCGGTGTTGACTGCAGCAGAACCCCATCCTGTCCAACTAGATGTATTAGTTACCGTATCTCCGCTAGAGTGAGATGCGTTCGTAGTTCCTCTAACATTTCTAGTGATACCTGTTAAATTACTTCCTGACACACCTGTGTAAGAAATTTCTTCTGTTCCAACTTGAATAAAATTTGTACCGGTAGTTGGAAATCCTGTTGTGCTGGTTAATGTAATATCTGTTCCAGATCCGCCTGTACCAAATGCATTAGCACTTAGTGATCCGTTTAGAGTTGTTGTTAATGATCCTAATATATTTCCACCATATAAAGATACACCCCATCCATAAGCACCTAATTGTTCTGCAGGTCCAACACTATAATACCTAAAATAGGTAATACCCCCAGAAGTAGAAGCTCCACTACCTGTTTCGTTACTAGGCATTGTAATTGTAAAATTGTTAGCATCTACAATAGATGTAACCATAAATTTTTTTTCTGCAAAATCAGAAGCTCCAAAATTAGAGTTAGTAATAGCACTGAATGTAGATGCATTGCCAAATAAAACTATATCTCCTGCTTTAAACCCATTTGAAGTTGCGGTTATAGTAACTGTTGGCGATCCATTAGTTGTGCTAAATGCACTTGTAATTGCTGTTCCTGATGGATTAACCAAAGGATGTATGTCATAATACACACCACCAGAATATACATATAAAATCTTGTTTGTTCCTATGGCAGCAAATTTAATAGAATCTTGATTAACAAAATGATGTAAACCTCTTGCAACACCTGTTAATTTATTTTGTCCTAATTGAGACCATCCACCTATTTTTTCAGGTGTACCGTATCTAAAACGTACATTTTCGCCGTCGGTCCATTGAGATTCGGCACCTGTTGGGGTAACTTGTTTATTGAATCCTGGTAAAAAACCTAATTTTTGTAACATATAACAACCTATTGAAATTCTTTAATAGACCTTATATAGTATTATATAAATAATGAAAGCTAGAAAATAACTCAAGATTATGGATCATTTAGAAGAAATTGTCGAGATAAAAAATGTAATCTCTTCAGAGTTTATAGATAAAATTATACCTTTAATAAAATCTAAAGCTAAAGAAAATTTAACGGTTGGTTGGGGTACGGTATGTAAAGACATAAGAAACGTAAAAGGTTATCATTTAAGTTATGAAGGAGTTCCCACAGATGTGTTTTATTGGAACTATATAAAAAATCAAATAGAAAAAGTATATCATTTTTACAAAATAAAATTTCCTAAAATGAAAAGCTCAAAAATAAATCAAATAGATTTATTAAAATATTCTATTGGTGGTAAATATGAAATACACACAGACCATTATACAAATAATGCGAGACATTTAAGTATTATTGTTAATTTAAATGATGGTTATGAAGGTGGAGATTTAATTTTTACTGATCAAAAAGAAAAAGAAATTAAAAGATTAAAACTTGGTAAAGGTTCGATTGTATTTTTTCCAAGTAATTTTATGTATCCTCATGGAATACAACCCATTACGAAAGGAACAAGGTATAGTATAGTTGCATGGCTGGAATAGTAAATAAATTAATCAAAAACTTTTTTGATAAAAAGGAATTAAATATTTTACAAAAATATTGTATTAATAAATTACATCAAAATAAAGATTATACATTAGACGGTCAATCTTTTTCTCCTGCATGGTATGAAGATCCTTTAATGACTGCTTTGTTAGATACTAAATTATCATTGGTAGAAAAAAATTCTAAATTAAAATTGTTTCCAACATATGCATATTGGAGATATTATGTATATGGAGGAATTCTTGCTAAACATGTAGATAGACCTTCTTGTGAAATTTCTGTGACTACATGTATAAAAAAATATGAGGACTGGCCAATTGTTGTTGAAGGTAAAGAATTTGAATTAGAAGAAGGAGATGCTGTTTTATACGGCGGATGTGATCAAGAACATTGGAGACCCGGTACATATAAAGGATCTGGAATGGCTCAAGTTTTTTTACATTATGTAAATCAAAACGGACCTTACAAAAATCACGCATACGATAGAATAAAAAAAAATGAACTTTAAATTAGGTGAGATAGTTGAAACAGAAAAATTTCAATTTGTTAAAATACACAAAAATGCAAATTTAAGTGTTGTTAAATGTATTAAAGATAATTTTAAAAAAGAAGAAATATTTTATGTTCGCCGTCTTTCTACAAAAAAACCTAGATTTTGTATTATTAGAGATCCATATGAAAGATTTTTATCGGGTTTAAAATATGATTTAAACCGTAGTAACATAGATATTAAAGATATAGATATAAAACAATTATTTACTGCAAATGAAGTTCATCCAAGAAATTTGTTAAGGGGATATATTAAACATAGTATTTCACAAATGCCATACCTGTTTAATACTCAATGCAGTCATTATGTTAATTTAAAAGATTTAAATTTATTTTTAAAAACACATTTTAATCAAACGGCACATGAAAATAAATCTACAGTAAATAATAATGAGATTGAAAAATACATAGACAAAGATGAAGTCATGAAGTATTTACATTTAGATTATCATATATATAATACCATTAATAAATCTGCATTCTTATGGGAATGGCAACATGGAAAAATATTTTAAATGAACATATTTAGAAAGAAAATAGATATACTATATTTTTCAAAAACCTTAGAAAAGGAAGATGCTAAAAAAATGGTTCAAAAAATACCATACAATTTTCCAAATTATTTTAAGTCTATTCCTAAAAATATGTTTAACCCTGTTTTAAAAAAATTTAATCCCACTAGTTTTACAATAAAATCATGCCCTGGATTTATAAACTTATATAAGAGGTCTTTGCTGGTAACTTTACCTTATGATATATATCTAACGTTTAATGAAAATAAAATTTTAAGTCAACAAGCGGGGCAAATAAATTTACAACAACATTTTCCTAGTGGTGTAGCTAATATGCATGAAAATGAACAACTGTTATCCTATGTAACCAATACAGAGTATAAATTTATAATAAAAATATCTTTACCGTTTTATATTGATTCAAATGTTTCTTTACTTATGTCACCATCATCTTATCATTTTAATAATTTTGAAGTTTTGTCAGGTATAATTAATCCAAAATATAAGAGGGATATAAATTTTTTTATACCAATTAAAAAAAATCAAAATGAGTTTTTTTTAAAAAAAGGGCATCCTTTATTTTTATTTACACCATTATGTGAAAATAAAATTAAATTAAATTTTAAAAAATTACCAGAAAGTAAAATGTTGTCTAATCTTACATTTAGTACTTTAAAACAAAATATACTAAAAAACTTAACATAGAAATTATGAAAGAAAAAACAGTCAACATAACTAATTTTATTGGAGTGTATGATAACTATATTACTGAGCAAGAATGTAATAAAGCTATTAAATTATATGAAGATCAAAATAAATTTAACAACACAGTAAATAGAATAGGTGGAGAAAGAGCATCTGTTTTACAAAAACAAGATCAACAATTTTTTGCAGCGCCTAATAATTTAAGTGTGTGGTGGGAATCATTAAAACCTATGATGTTAAATTTTGATTTAGCTTGGAATCACTATATTCAAAATACAGGAGCTGGTGATGCATATGGAGTTCCATTTCATTTTACAGATATGAAAATACAAAAAACTTTACCTACAGAAGGTTATCATGTTTGGCATATAGAACACGGTAAAGGACATGGTAATGAGCCTAGGGCTTTTGTTTTTTCTGTATATTTAAATGATGTAGAAGATGGAGGAGAAACAGAATTTTTACATTTTTCTAAAAGAGTAAAACCTAAAACAGGTAGAATAGTTATTTGGCCTGCAGCTTTTCCATATGTTCACAGAGGCAATTCACCTTTATCAGGTGAAAAATACATTTTAACTTCTTGGATGATGTTAAGATAATTAAGTCTTTATTATATATAATACAGTTAAATAGGGTTGTAAAACTGAAGTAGCATCTCCAGTGAAATTGGCACTCATATTATGAGAGTGACCATTACCAGAACCTGCATTACCTGTATTTGAAGGTACTCCACCAGCTCTCTGATAGCCGCTGGTATTGTACGGGTTTGTTACATTTCCGTTATTTGCTGCAGCACCCTGCCCATGACTATGAGAAGCAAGTTGAGGTGTTGACAAAGTTGCATTAGCTGTAGATCCTCCAACGTTTCCAGTTTTAGACACAGTATTTGCACCACCTGTTGAACCTACTGCTTTATTATTAGATTTTCCAACCGGTACATTGTCAGCTAAATTTGGTACATTAAACGTACTTGAACCATTACCCGATCCATAAGTCGTACCTACGATTGTAAATAAAGCTGAGTAAGTGCTTCTTGAAACTGCTGCTCCATCACATTCTAAATAGCCTGTTGGTACAGAAGAATCTGACCAAGGAATAATAGTTGCTGTAGGAATTCCTTCAATATCAGTAAGATTTGCTCCGTCAAAATCATATTTAGTAGCTTCGTAATTTGACATAATTTTATCCTAAGTTTTTATAATATATATAACAGTTAAATAAGGTTGTAAAACTGAAGTTGCGTCTCCAGTGAAATTAGCGCTCATATTATGAGAGTGACCATTACCAGAACCTGTGCTGGTTGTATTAGATGAGGTTGATGTTGGTTGTCCACCAGCTGGAAAGTTTGACGCTTGCGGGGGACCTTTTGGTCCTGGAAAATCTAGACCACCGCTATGTGAGTGAGAAGCAAGTTGTGATTCTGATAAAGTTGCGTTGGCTGTTGAGCCTGCAACATTTCCAGTTGAAGTAACTGTATTTGCTCCACCAGTTGAGGCTAAAGCTTTGTTATTTGATTTTCCAATTGTTACGTTGTTTTGTAAGTCTGGTACATTAAAAGTTGATGAACCATCACCCCCTCCATAAGTAGAGGCTATGATTGCAAATAATGCAGAGTAAGTTGATCTTGAAACTGCTTGACCATTACACTCTAAAAAACCTGTTGGAACTGATGCAGAAGTCCATGGAATTATAGTTGCTGTAGGAATTCCTTCAATACCAGTAAGGGCTGCTCCATCGAAATCATATTTTGTTGCTTCGTAATTTGACATAATTTTATCCTAAGTCTTTATTATATATAATACAGTTAAATAAGGTTGTAAAACTGAAGTAGCATCTCCAGTAAAATTAGCGCTCATATTATGAGAGTGACCATTACCAGAACCTGCATTACCTGTAGTTCCATTACCTACGTACCCTTGTTGAGCGTTTGGAGTGCCTGGATTCCAGTATCTACCAGGAGCATTAGTATTACCACCTCCAGGATGATCATGGGAAGCAAGTTGAGGTGTTGACAAAGTTGCATTTGCTGTAGATCCTCCAACGTTTCCAGTTGAAGCAACTGTATTTGCTCCAGAGGTTGAACCCAAAGCTTTATTATTAGATTTACTTACACAACATTTATCTTGAAGATCAGGAACGTTAAAAGTACTTGAACCATCACCCCCTCCATAAGTTGTACCTACGATTGCAAATAAAGCTGAATAAGTTGATCTTGAAACTGCTGCACCATTACATTCTAAAAAACCTGTTGGCACAGACGCAGTAGTCCATGGAATTATAGTTGCTGTAGGGATTCCTTCAATACTAGTGATATTTGCCCCTGAATAATCATATCTTGTTGCTTCGTAATTTGCCATTTTTTCTCCTACGAAGAATAAGAGATAGGTCTAATACCTAGTCTAGCAATTTTCTCCGCTTCTGTTTCGTCTCTAAAAATTTCTAATCCTTCTGCATCAGTTCCATCTTCAATTTGTAAAGTATCGTTATCCCAATTAGATTGTAGTTGAGATAAATGAGCTGCATCCCATCTAGTAATAAATTGTGATATCTCAATACCTTCATTAGCTAAAGAACAGTGAGGTGTTTCATCTCTGTGTTCTACTTCATTAGAAGTATTAGAAGTACCTGATTGAATAGCCCAAATATTTTGAAAAGCAGTAGTTGCCCAAAAGGCATCATCATCAATTTTGTATCCTATGCCTACGTCAGCACCTTCTGCAAAATTTTTAATAATTACCTTGTCCTCAAATACCACTGTCCAATTTGCGTTTGTTGCCATAATATTATTTCTCCGTGTAAGTCCATCCTACATCTGAACCAGAGTAAACTAATCCAAATGCTGCACCTTCAGTATTTACTACTAAATCAGATGATGCATTAGCTATTTTAGAACTATTTCTTCCAACAGTCAATGCGTTAGAATCAAAAGTATATCTTGAGTCTACAAAATTTACTGTGTCACCATTAGCTGGCGATGCTGGAAGCGTAATTGTTACTGCTCCACTATTTGTATCTACAAAAAGTTGAGCACCTGCTTGAATTGTTTCTGACGCAGTTACAGTTCTCCAGTTTCTAGTTTCTAAATCTTTAACTATGTTAGTTCCATCAGCATGACAGATATAATTATTACCTTCGCATAATAAAAAACCACTAGCACTAGTAACTTTAAAAGTTAAAGTATACCCTGCGTGATTAGTTCCATCTATTATATTAAATACTTTTTCTATACTTGCTGGAAAATTTACTGTTCTGTTTGCGGCTAAAGTTCCAGTAAACTTTAAAGTCATATTTCTTGCGTTTGAAACGGTAGCATCAGTCATAGCAAGAGTAACATCTCCAGATGCTACATCTATTTCTTGATAACCTGCAACGGATTGTTGAACAAGGTTTAAATTATTATTTGTTTTTGTGCCCCATGTACCAGCGTTTTCACCGGTTGCCATTAGCTCTAGTTTTAAATCTGAGGAATAACTTGATGCCATAAATTTTGTCTCCTAATTATTGTGTATTTATATTGTTTATTTATGTTTAAGTCAAACATAATTATGCAGGAGTTTTTGTTGTGTATCCTGTGCTAGTTTTAGGTGTTTTAGTTGTGTATCCTGTGCTAGTTTTAGGTGTTAATTTTCCAAAGTATTTAAGAATTAGTCCTGAAGCATCAACACTAGATGTTGCTTGCACTCCTGTTAATCCCATAACATCAGCTGGAGAAATACTTCCGACACTTGAAGTTGATGACACTCCTGTTAATGGAACCCCTATTTCTGTAGTAATAGATCCAACACTAGAAGTTGCTGACACTCCTGCTGGTACAAATATTTGAGTTTCAGTAATAGTAATATCCCCAACACTAGAAGTTGCTGACACTCCTGTTAGTCCCATAACATCGGCAGGTGAAATAGATCCAACAGTAGAAGTTGCTTGTACTCCTGTTAATCCTATACCCTCAGCTGGAGTAAGAATTCCTACACTAGCAGTTGCACTAACACCTGTTATCGCAGGCGTAGAATCTATAACAAAACTTAAAGAACCAACACTAGATGTTGCACCAACTCCTGTTGTAGATATTACCGATGTTAAATCTAAAGTTAAAGAACCAACACTAGAAGTAACACTAACTCCAGCGGGTTGTTCTAATTTATTAAATGAATCTCCCCATGGTTCTTCACCCCAACCATTTCTACCCCAACCAACTAAAGTACCGGCATTATCAAAACTTCCTAATTCAGAAGTTGCCTGTAATCCTGTCAAAGATGCAACTGAAAGCTGACCAGTGTTTAGTGATCCTACTGAAGATGTAGCACTTACTCCTGTTAAATCTACTGGAATAATTTGAGCTGCTGAAACATTTCCAACAGAAGAAGTTGCGCTTAAACCGGTTAGTGAAACAGAGTAGTCTACACCCCAACCAGAATTACCCCATTCTTGTCTACCCCAACCATCCATATTAACAGCTACAACAGAACCAAGAGCAGTTGTTAAAGCAGATGGTGCTGTTAAAGATGCGAGAGAAGTTAAATCAAGATTTAAAGAACCTAATGAAGATGTGGTGCTAAGTCCTGTTAGTGAAACAGTAATACTTGGTGCGGCTACAACACTACCTACGCTTGAAGTTGCAGATTGTCCAGTCGGAGTAAATACTACAGGACCTTGATCGCCCCATTCATTGGTACTCCATGCCCACATTCCCCAAGTATTGTCATCAACGGTGTTTGCTTGTCCACCCATTCCAGAATGATATTGACAATAGTAGTAAAGAGTTGGTGCGCTTTCAGCGACTGTTATTTGAGTATATGCTCCTGCTTGACCAGGAACACCGTATGTGGTTACACCAGTTGTGTATTCAGAACCACCACCATGTGTTCCATCACTTGTTGTTGAAAATCTAAAGGGGTGATTAGTATTAGAATTATCTGATTGATCAAACTTATAAGTTCCGTTTTCTGCAATATCTATTGTGGCCTGTTGTACGCCATCAATAAAATATTTATTTCCTGAGCCGGTACTAACTACCGTTACTGTAAAAGTTCTAGTAACGGACATCCGTCGCTACCTCTACGCTATACGAAGAATTGCGTTCGATGCGTCTGCTGTTGGAAATTGAATTGTGAAAGTTCCACTTGATACAGTTTTGTCTCCACCAAATGCGATTGCACAAACTGCTGGATCACCTGTTGCTGAATCATTAAATATTAAACAACCATTAGCTGTAAAAGATGCTGATGTCCAAGATACATCTGCGAAGTCACAAACTGCAGTGTCAGTTGACAATACAGGAGTTACACTTGTAAGTGCTTCTCCTTTTGCAGTGTAAGCTGAACCTGATGTATTAGATATTTCATTTGTTGCACTGTAAGCTGTTGTTGATTTATTTAAAGTTGCTGAACTTGTGTATAAAGCTATATTAAAAGTATTTCCAGACGATGCTGTAAAGTTATGTACCGCTTTTAAAATTTCTGTTTTAAAACTGTTACATACTGCTGATGTTATTGCCATAATATTTTCTCCTAATTACTGAGGCGGTGACTCGATTGGAATTCTTATTGTACCATCCGTGTAATCGTCTCTTCTTCTTCTTCCAAGTTGCATCGCTGCAAACTTTTGTAACTCTGTTTTATATCTATTTTCATATAGTGTCAACATATCTGTTGGACCTTTTAAAAACATAAATGCCTCTACTAAACATGCATATAATAGACCTTGTGGAAAGTAATTACTTATATATGTTCCACCTGTGTTATCTTCTAAACCTCCAGGCACAGCATTATAATGTATAATATATTGATAATTTTGATCTGGTGTAGGAGCTACAAATATAGCACCTGATGTAGCTGTGCTAGCTCCTGTAGTAGCACCACCAAACATAGAATAATATTTAGGTAATCCTTTAACATTTTGTCCAGTAGACCCTCCAGAAGGTCCTGTTGCTTCTCCTACATACTCTGTAATAAAAGTTTGATCACGTCTTTCTAACCAAAAACCTTGATCTGTAGTAGCAGTTGTAGAATTAAAAACTTGAACTCCTCTAATAAATAAAGCTTTTGTAGGAACTGTAATACTATTAAAATTTTGTGCAAACTGTCCTTGCCCCATAATTCTATCAGAATCCATAGGACAATCTAAATTAATTCTATGTTCTGCGTTTTCTAAAAATCTATTTATAACCGCAGCAGTAAATACATTAGAATCTACTTCTGTGTAGTTTCTAATATCTGTTGTTAATTCTGAGTATGTATATCCTGCCATAATTAACCTCTATCATTAACGGGTCCAATTGTACACTGAAAACCGCCTCCTGTTGCTGTGCTTCCAGCATTAGACACTAAAGGCACTGTTATAGAATTATATTGTGTTTCTGTTGCTTGTGTTCCGTTTGGTAATGTAGGACCCACTTCTA